TGTAGATGGACCACAAGATAAAGTGGATAGAACATTACAAGATTTACAAAAATATACTCGTACATTAGTAACCGAAGAAATGAATCTTGGAAATCTTATTGAACAAGCTGTTAAACAAATTCAAATTGATAAAGAGAAAGAAGCATTGCGTGATGCTGATGCAGCTGGGGATGATGATACATTTGAGGCTGAATTATTTGATGAAGATAATTCTTTCCTTGAAGATGAGGATTTCCAATAGTTAAAACAAATGGTAGAAAATGACGCTGAAGATGATGAAGATTTTTTAGCATCTTTGGTAGATGAGGAGGATTTGATATAAATGGCTTTACAAAACCTTTTAGAAATATCCTCTAATAGAAAAAAATTAGGGCTATCAGAGGAAAGGATTGAGCCTTTGAAGCCCTATCTTCGTGAATATATAGCATATTGGAGAGAATATCCCGATATGTTTATTGACTTTCTTCAAACAGGAGAAAATGGACAAATTCCTGAAAGTGGTTTAAAATTTTATTTTTACCAACGAGTATTCTTGAGAGCTGCAATGAGATATAAATATGTTTATTTTGTATTTCCTCGTGCTTATTCAAAATCTTTCTTATCTGTCCTTACTCTTATGATACGATGCATATTATATCCAAGAGCAAAGTTATTTGTAACATCAGGCGGTAAGGAATAGGCGGCAGGAATTATAAAAGAAAAAGTGGATGAACTATGTAATCTTGTTCCTGCGCTAAATCGTGAATTAGATAGACGACCTGGCCGAACTAGGATAAGTAAAGATTATTGTATCTTTATGTTTAAAAATGGCTCATATTTTGATAATATTGCAGCAACAGAAAAATCTCGTGGTAAACGTCGTCATGGTGGACTTGTAGAAGAATGCGTTGGCGTTGATGGAAAAATTCTTTCAGAAGTCATTATTCCTACAATGAACGTATCTCGTCTTTGTATGGATGGTACAATGTAGCCCGAAGAGACATTAAATAAATCTCAAATCTTTGTGACTACAGCTGGATGGAAAGGCACTTTTGCATATGATAAATTAATTCAGTTCTTGGTTTGGATGATTACTGAACCAGAAAAAGCATTTATTATGGGCGGCACTTGGCGTATTCCTGTGCTTGTAAAATTACTTGATAGAACATTCTTACAAGACTTACAACGAGATGGAACTTATAATGAAGCTTCATTTGATCGTGAATATGAAAGTAAATGGTCTGGAACTGCTGAAAATGCGTTCTTTAATGGGGAAACATTTGATACCCATCGTATATTAAAACAACCTGAATATGAACATTCTGGTCGTTCATCTCTTTAGAGTTATTATGTACTTTCTGTTGATGTTGGCCGTAAAGGATGTGATTCTGTAGTTTGTGTATGGAAAGTAACTCCACAATCTATGGGGCCAGCAATTAAATCATTAGTAAATATTTATACTATCTCTGATGCTCACTTTGAAGATTAGGCTAAAAAACTTAAAACTCTTTATTATAAATATAAAGCTCGTCGTCTTGTAATCGACGCAAATGGTCTTGGTATTGGACTTGTTGATTATATGGTAAAACCACAAGATAATGTTGAAACTGGTGAGCATTTTCCAGATTTTGGTGTATATGGTGGAACTCAAGAAGACGCAGCAGAGGAATATAAAAAATATCGTACAAATGAGACAGAAGAAGATGCTATGTATCTTATTAAAGCAAGTGCGCCAATTAATAGTGAAGCACATGCTAATGCCCAAACTCAACTTAATGCAGGGAAAGTAAAAATGCTTATTGATGAACGTATAGCTAAAGTAAAATTATTAGATACTGTTGCCGGAAAGAAAATGACACCAGAAAAAAGGGCAGAATATTTAAAACCATTTACTTTAACTTCCATATTAAAAGAGGAAATGATGAATCTTAGAGAAGAAAATGAAGGCATCAATATTATTCTTAAATAGGCTAATAAAGGCATTAAAAAGGATAAATTTTCTGCTTTTGAATATGGTCTATATTATATAAAAATGGAAGAAGAAAGTAAAAAGAAGAAAAAGAAATTTAAAGTCACAGATATGATGTTTAGTAATTAAAGGAAGTGGAATAATGAGAGCAAGTAGAGGAGAAATTAAGATTGAAGAAATCTTACAAGATGCTGGATTAAATTTTGAAGAAGAATACATCTTTCCTGGACTACGAAGTGATAATGGCAGACCACTCCGCTTTGATTTTGTCATATTTGACGATGATGGAAAAATTGATTTTATTATTGAATATCAAGGAAAATAGCATTATGAACCAAGCGCAAAATTTGGTGGTAAAAAAGGATTTTATCAATAGCAATATAACGATAATAAAAAACGTAGATTTTGCGCTCTTCATGATTTTAAATTAATTGAAATTCCATATACAGAAGAAAATTTAATAGATTATGATTATATTATGCATAAAGCTGGTTATTAAGGAGGTGGAATCTTGGATAATATAACGGAAGAAAATGTTTATCAGTCAAGACAAGATACCATCCATGCTAAAGGCTTTGATTTATTTAATTTTGGCTATGCTAATCCAGAATAGCTTTCAGAAGATGCTGTTACTGATTATGCTAAAATTAAAATTGGTGTAAAACAAATTGAAGATGCTGTTTTAGAACTTGGTACATTACGCCAAGCACGTCTTCCATTTTGTAATAAACAAGAAATAATGCGTGCTATAGTAACAAGAGATTATAAGAAACTTCGTATGATTTCTGATTTCTTTTATGCAGCAAGTGGTATTTATCAAACACTTTGTAATTATTTTGCTTTTCTTTATAGATATGATTGGTATATTTATCCAGAAAATGTAAGTAGTACAGCAAAGCCTGAAAAAGTTGTTGAAGAATATACAAAAATACTCTCATATTTAGATCGTTCTTATTTGAAAAAACTTTGCGGTGAAATTGCTTTAAAAGTAGTAAAATATGGATGTTATTATGGTTATTTGGTCGATTCTCCAAAGAGTATTCAAGTATAGGAACTTCCTCCAGAATATTGCAGGTCAAGATATTCTATTGCTGGTGTTCCAGCTATAGAATTTAATATGGCATTTTTTGATGATAAGTTCCCTGACCCAGCTTATCGTATAAAAGTTTTAAAACTATTTCCAGAAGAATTTGGAAAGGGATATGAACTTTATAAAAAAGGAAAGCTTGGTCCAGATGAATCATGTACTTTGGAAAATAACCAATATTGTCGTTTATATGGTTGGTATTTACTTGATCCAGCATGCACTGTAAAATTTAATGTTAATGGTAGTGATATGCCAATTTTTGCTAATGTACTTCCTGCTATTCTTGACTTAGACGCTGCTCAAGATTTAGATAGAAAAAAACAAATGCAAAAACTTTTAAAAATAATAGTACAAAAACTTCCTATGGATAAAAATGGAGATTTAATCTTTGATGTGGATGAAGCTCGTGATATCCATAATACTGCGGTCGCTATGTTAAGACGTGCGGTAGGAGTTGATGTTATTACTACGTTTGCAGACGTTGATTCTATTGATATTAGTGATAAAAATACATCTACCACCGATGATGATTTAAAGAAAGTTGAACGTCAAGTATATAATGCTAGTGGTACATCACGCAATTTATTTAATACTGATAGTAATTTATCTCTTGAAAAATCTATTCTTGATGATGAATCTACTATGAGAAATCTTATTTTATAGTATGATTTATTTTTTGATAAAGTTGTAGAAAAGAAAAGTTCTAATAAAAAATTTAATTTTAGATTTTGTATGCTTGAAACAACTCAGTATAATTATAAAGATTAGTCTAAATATTATAAAGAGTTAATGAATAGTGGTTTGTCTAAGTTTATGCCAATGGTATCTCTTGGACATTCTCAAAGTTCAATTCTTAATCTTGCCTACTTCGAGAATGAGATTCTTAATTTACCTGCTATGATGATTCCTCCACTTATGAGTTCTACTATGAATGGAGAAGATATTTTGGGCACAAGAGAACAAAGTAGATAGTCTAATTCTCAAAATAATTCAGAAGGTGGAGTAGGGAGACCAAAAAAAGAAGAAAGTGAACTCTCTGAAAAAACTATTCAAAATAAAGAATCCATGTAAAGGAGGATTAATGGGTAATGGCTCATATTAGTATTCCTTTAGAGGATATGCCTATTGAGATTTTAGAAATCACTCCGGTTAATCCTCTTATCTCAAAATGTTAGATTAAAGTTTGTTATGTAGGCCAAGAGCCAAATCGTAATATGAGTGTTATCACTAAAGAAGTTGCGAAGGAACTCGCGGCCAGTATTCCAGGTTGTCCAATCGTTGGTTTATATAATGAAGAAAAGGATGATTTTGAGGAACATAATCGTATAATTGAAATTGCTAATGGCAAATTTAAAATTAAGGACGCAACTCGTCCATATGGTTTTGTTTCTATGGATGCTAAAGTGTGGTTTCAATGGTTTGAAGATGATGGTGTAAAGCATGAATATCTTTGCACTGAAGGTTATATTTGGACTGGCCAATATCCAGAAAGTCAAAGAGTTATTACTAAAGGCAATAATCAATCTATGGAACTTGATGAAGAAAATTTAGATGCTTTTTGGACAAAAGATAATAATGGAAAACCGCAATTTTTCATAATAAATGAAGCAATAATGTCAAAACTTTGTATTTTAGGAGAAGATGTTGAACCTTGCTTTGAAGGTGCTTCTATTACTCCAGTACAATTTTCATTTGAGGATGATTATAAAAATAAATTATTCTCATTTATGAACAAAATGCAAGAAATTTTGAGTAATGAAGGAGGAACACCAGTGTTTAATACATATGCTGTTGAAATTGGTGATAGTCTCTGGAGTGCCATTTATGATTGGCTTTGGATAAATCGTCGTGATGATGATTTCTGCATTCATGGCATTTATGAAGACGGTAGCCAAAAGTTCGTCATTCTTCGTAATCGCAAAGATCTTACATATTATCGTTTAAACTTCTCTCTTACTGAGGAAGGCGGATTTGTTGCTGAAGGCAGCCTTGAATAGGTTGCCCCAGATTTCAAACCAGTTGATTCAGTTTTTGCGGCTGCTGATGTTGAAGCTTATGAAGCTCAATTTAAGGCTGCTCATGAAGAGAAGCCCGCCGATCCTGAACCTGCGCCTGAGGCAGACCCTGAACCTGTTGAGGAACCAGCCCCTGTCGAAGAACCTGTTGTTGAGGACCCAGCTCCTGTTGTTGAGGAAGAGCCAGTTGAGGCTCCAGCTGAAGAGGAGCCCATGGTGGAATCTCACGAGGACGAAGAAAGCCCAGTTGCATATAATCTGGAAGATGTTGTTGAATATCAAGAACTTCTTGGAAAATATGCTGACCTTGAAGGTCAAATTGCTCAGTTAAGAACTACTCTCGAAGAGCGTGAGAATACTATTAATTCTTTAACTGCTGAGAATAAAACTTTAACTGAATTTAAACAGACAATCGACAGAGAGAATAAACAAAAGTTAATTAATTCTTTTTATATGCTCTCTGATGATTAGAAGAAAGATTGCCTTGATAACATTGATACATATAGTCTTGATGAAATTGAAGCAAAGCTTTCTGTTATTTGTGTACGCAACAAGGTAAGTTTTAACCTTGATAAAAAGCCAGAAGATGCTCCAGTAACTTACAATCTTGATTCTGTAAAGGATGAAGATGCTGGGCTTCCTGCCTGGGTATTACGCGTAAAAGAAGTTGAAAAACAAAAGAATCTTTAAT